TTTGTTCAACAAGATCCTTAATGTTTGAGCAGCCGATTCTTTTGATCTTACGAGTCATAGTCACACCAATAGCGTTTGCTTTGACCATTGATTCTACATAACAATTCTCGTACTCAAGATCATAATACAACCCGTTACATACGACCTGTCCTGCATCATTTGACTCAATAACCACATACGCTTCGTTAAAAGTCATAGCATATTTATAAATAATGTCAGGAAAGAGCAATGGAGAGATAACATTGTCACGATATACCGCCACCTGTTTGAAAGGTCGCACCGATATATCAATCACCGTAAAGGTGGAGTAATCCTGCCCTCTTCCCTTCGCTACATCAACGAACATCATATACTGATGATCTCGTTGTGGCTTTTCGTATACCTTGACGTTGTCTTGAACGTATACTGGATTCTGCGCTTGAAGTTTTAATAGCGCATCGGCAGCGATCAGGGTGTTTCCTGTTCCGTGGAATGTGTTTCCAAATTCTTGGTTAAACTGAAGTTCAGATGTATTGGCAATGGTCTGTCTTTTCCATTCCTCATCCCTTCCTGGGACGTCCCACCAATCCACCTTGAATGATCTATAGTCATTGGTTGTTTGAACTGCGCCTTCCCAGATTCTATGAAATACGTTTCCGACTCCGTTTGCCGTTGACGTGATAATGACCTTGGTGTCTGCACCCGCTGACACAACTGGATATGTTGAGGTGTAAAACTCTGCGTCGTTCTCGACAAATGCAAATTCGTCAAGGAAGAGTAGGTTGACAGACATACCTCGAATTGAGGATCCTGATGTAGCGGCAGCGATAATACGAGAGTTATTAGAAAAGTCAATGTTGGATTTGTTTACAATTTTACAACCGGGTTGAAGAAAGAACGGAAGGTTCTCTAACATAATCGTAATACGCGCTAGCATTTCACGAGCGGTTGAACCTTTGTTCGCTAATACAGCAATAGTTTTTTCTGGATTAAAAACTGCATACCACAACAGATAGGTAACCGATGATATCGATTTACCCGACTGACGACACGCTAAAACAATCGAAAACCTGTGTTTGTTAAAATGCTTAAACATTTCTTCTTGATACGGATATAGGTTAAAAGGAACCAAACCCTCATCGAGAGAAATAATTTTACAGTACTTAGTCGCAAAGTATACGGGATCGTTCATACACTTTGCGTATTCTTTGATTTCTTCCTGAGTCCACTCTTGCTCGACACCATCCCTTTTAATGTTTGGGTTGCCGAGGTAGCCGAACTCGTTATTCGTTATTCGACTTTGGCTCATGATCTATAACTGCTTTTTCTTTTTTCTTATTATGTAACATACGCTGTAGATCCGTAGTGGATCCCACATAAACATTATTCTGAGTTAAGTTTGGCAACCTTTTATTAGGATCTAGTTTGATTTCCTTTTTCTTCTTTTGAAGATCCATCAATCTGTCGGTGATCTCTGCGTTCTGTTTCATCATGTTTGATAAAACCTCGAATGCACGAGGGTGCTCACTCTCACGAGCAAGTTCCATCATTAGATCGATTGCCTCATCACCCTTTTCTGCTAGGTTGTAATACTTAGCACGAGCGTATTCGTAATCGTCATCAATTTCTTTGGTAGGATTATCCGTCATACAACACCCAAGAATCCGAGGAAGAATCAACCGTTAGTGTGGCCGCAGAGGTTACCCCTGTAACTGTTTCGGTATCGGTAAATCTTCCATCTGGAGAATCAACCGTAATGGTCGATCCTGTCACTGCACTTATACGGCCAACTGTTCCTGATGTACTACCAGTGACGCTTTCGCCAACGGTAAATGTTCCTGAGCTTGTCGTGAATGATATCACAGCTTCGTCAGGAATTGGATTAATCAGTTCAACCTCAATATCATAGTCATCCGTTTCTTGAGCGGTACTAGGTGAGATATAAATCTTTTGTGTTTGGTATGGTTCATCATTAACAGTCATTTCAGTATCAGCGAACGTTGCATCGACTCTACGAATGATTCCCTTATCACTTAACGGCCCATAGAACCTTACACGAGTCTCAAACTCAAGTGTGTAAATAATGGCACGACGTGAAAGAAAATCACCCTCATAGTCATCAGACATTGTTACTGACTGAAGTACGAATGGCATATCAGACTTAAAATTATTTTGAACTTCCTTTACGGTTACTGTGTATTCCGGTTGGAAGTATGGAAGAATCTGCTCGAGTAGTTGTAATGCCTCGTCCTGATTCTTTGTCATAATGTTTAACTGCAGCCCCATACGATAACCAACTGGGTTAAGAATGGTTTGCTTTTTGGTCGGGTCAGAAGAAGCAAGTGTTCTAGTGACACCTTTTTGCAGTTTTGTGTTTGTGTCATACGTCATTGATATGATCTCAAACGACATACGAGGTAAACGAATCGCAAGCTTAGGATCGTTTAGATGTTTTTCGTCCTGAATCCTTGCAAGAAACTTTTGCCTAGGACCATACGCAAGAGGTACCTTGATGGTCGATATAACATTACCACTTCCGTTCTTTTTAACGACGGACATGTTATTGAACAGAGTACCAAAAACAGCTACCGCTCTTTTGATGTGTTCGTGATAGTAATGGCCTGAAAACATAATCTATTACTCCGTACTTGGATCGCCGAATGGATTAGATTCAGAGAAATCAATGATTGAATCTGCTTCGGTCTCAAAGTCTTCGTTCTGGGAGAGTGGCTCATTTGGAATATCAAACCCGTCACTGCCAACCTTGTACACGGTAACGATAGACCAATCGTTGTTTGCATCAGTCAGGTGCGTGATCTTACCAATATTATTTGATAGGTCCGTCGGTAGGAAAGTCTTAGTGTCTCCTAGGCTTGACTGAACATCAACGACTTGGATCCTTGCCTGACGAGTAACCAATCCAGCGGCTTCCCGCGTTTCGTCAAACGTAGCGATCTCACCGGTGATCTTAACAGCGGCAATATCGGCGGCCGGTGAAGGAGAAATCGTAACACCTGGTTCAACTAGATAGCCATTGCCGGGGTCATCAATCGTAATACTTGTCACGACACCATCAGTAAGCACTGCGGTACCTATTGCGGTAGATCCGCTTGGAGGTGCCTCAAAGACAACAGAAGGAACTGACGTATAGCCAAATCCTCCATCGGTAACCGTTACGGTATCAACTGAGCTAGAAACCAGTGTTGACTGAGCTGATGCCGTTGATTCCTTGAAGGGAACGATTTGTTGCTCGATACGATCTCCTGGTGCGAATCCATACACGCCACCGTCGATAAGAAGTGTTTCTCGTGTTGCGTATATCTGCTCGAAACGATCGAGTTCTTCGATTGAAGTGTCGAATTTTTCTGAACCGTACTCAAACAGCTCACACTGCAATTCGTATGTAGGTAACTGACTTACTTGATAGAACGGCTTCTCGTGTTCAACGAACTTAATCTCAAAGAGTGATTTAGACAAAGGAAGATATACCAAATCGCCTTCTCTTGGTCTGTCCTCCCTAAGTGAGTTATCGGGAATGTCTACGAGCTGACCAAATCTTCTCTTAGCCACAACGAAGGTTGCTTGGTCCCTGATCTCAAGGCCAAACTTAGACATAAGGTTTCCTTCACCCTCAAATCCTTCGGTGTTAGCGATATACATCTCAATGGCGTAACTATCCTTGAACTCTGAGTAATCATCATTAAGAATCACGTCCTGAGTTATCTGTGACCTAGGAATATAATATACATCCTGGCCATACATCTGCAGTGCCTCAATTACGATATCCTCGTAGAGGTGCTGCTCTGTTCTAACCTTGGGTGAAAAGAATACATTCGTTGCCATGTGTTATCCCATGAAGAAATCTGGTGGCATTTCATACTTAAGCTGCATCTGTTCCTCGACCGCTGCGATCTCGGTTACAGCATCATCATACAGTTGTCTGCCGTTCAGGGTAACACCTCCTGGAAGTTGCATGCCCTCAAACTTAATTAGGTTTGCGCCCCATTGCTTTTTAATCAGAGCAACCGCATATCTCTTAAGGAACATATCGTTATATACATCGGTATGTGTATCAGGATCTACGATACGATAGGCATCAACGATGACGTAATCGTTCTCCTTAAGATCCTCTCCCCAGTCAGCATCAATGTACAATCTGTTCATATGACGGTTAAACCGAACCTGCTCGGTTCCGTTAAGCAACAGATCAATGGTACTCATGTACTGCTGAGTCTGATAATAATTCGATAGTGCACCAGCGTTTCGCAGATCAAAGATATCGTTTAAGTGAATCTGATAACGAGCATCAAACATATTGATTGAACTGTTCTCGTCGTTCAGTGGAAAGATTCTTTGAACTGTGGTTACTGCATCAGGAATATCGATATATTCGTTTGTGACATCCGCCGCAGTGATCTGGTGTTTATGATACACCTTATAGATCGCGTCCGAATGGTACTCCTGATAGAACTGAAGTGCCTCGTCAATACGATCACTTACTTGATCCTCATCGACGTTTACCTCAAGCACAGGCTCGCCCAGCGTGCGAAGGCAATAATCGATTAGAGTCTGTCTTGAGTTAGGTACGGCCATTTTATTTTCCTGTCGTTATACCTTTATTTATATCTCGGATTCTGCTTCAATGCCAAACTCAACTTGAACAGCAGCTCCCTCATTACCGTTATGATTGACGCGTATACCTGTTCCATACTTACTATTTCTGTTTGCAACTGTAGTAAGATTAGTGCTCCACCCAGCACCACCTGCACTAGCAGGAAGATAAACATCAACCACATCAAATGATACTGCTGGAGTATCCCTCATTACAACAGGATATTGAAATCTTGTATCACACTGAGTTGTCGACCATTGATTTCCTGTGTAGTTATGGTTAGTTGATTTTGCATGCGTGTAATAATATCTTTGACAAAGTAATAAATCATCTTGGTAAAACCTATGTTCAAACGGAGTCGGATTATAACCTCTCTCTAACTGAACACCAGTAAACATAATATACGCGCCAGTTCTTTCTGAGATCGATACGGTTCTTTCAGTTACAGCTCTGTCGCTACCAATCCATCCACTAGGATCTGTTGCATAAGTAGTATGTGATGATCCTAGATTCCATTTGATTCTTAAACCTGCACTTCCGTCTGTTGGCCAAGTTCCTCCAGTGTCACCAGGAATTCTTTTACATACCCATACCCACTCTTCTTCTGGTACGTCAAACTCCATAACATATGCTCTGTTGTTTGCATTGTTTGATATGACTACGTTATGTATTCCTCCAAAGTTTGACTTAAACCAAAACTGTAACACAACAGGCTGAGCTTTAGATGTTCCCCATCCAAGATGAGAAATGTTCAATCCTTCAATATTATGTCTAATGAACTGATAACTAGTGCGAGTGAATGATGAGATAGTCGTTACTTTTAGAGCGTTTCTAAATCCTGGAGGAGCATTATTAATATCAGCCCCAGTTGAAACTCTTTGATACGAAAAACTATTAGCATTACTTGCATCAATTTGAAAACGATCAATCGTTTGATACCCTCCTCCTTGACCAGAAACTAAATTACCAGAGTTTCTTTGATCAATACGACACGCACCGTTAATCACCATGTTTCTACCATGAAGTCCCGTTGCATAATGAAACTCTTGATCCGTGTGAGCAGCAAGCACTGCAGCGCCACGATGACCTACGGGTCTATCAAGTTCTCTGATTTTTTCCCTGATCTTAAAGTCATGATCAATTGTTCCAAAAACTTCGGTTGCCATATTAATCTCCTGCTGCTATTCCGCCGCCAATAGCGAACGTTGTGGATTGAGCAGTGTTAAGTTCTTTCTTTACGGTCAGTCCATCAAATACCCTTCCTCCGGTAACACCACCAACAACAAGTTCTCCAGTCCTAGGATCCTGATATGCATCACCATAATCAGAAGTTAAGAAACATTTAGCGCCGACTGAAAAGAGAGGCTTTTCTTGGTCATATATAAACTTAATAGTTTTTGGATCAAGGTATCCGCTATGACCTGCTCTGACCATTGAGAGTTTTGCTCCGGCTGACATTGGGTCTGATGAAGAGTCGTAACCTGCTCTTCTAAAGAATGTTGTGATTGGTCTTTCCCACTCAGATGACCAGTTTATTCCTGATGCCTGATGCGTATAATGATGAGCTTGGCCATCAATAAAAGATTGGAATCTGTTCTGATGCATCACTACGGCAACGTGAGTCCATTTTCCTTGGCCAACTTTAGGAAAGTTTGCATCCACAGAAGTATTATTACCAATAAATGAATTGACACTATTTAGATATCCATAATCAATACCTTCCCTTGTGGGGTTATAATTGATTAAGAATCCATCGTTTGATGCCCTATCGCCGTGACCAATAATTGCACCGCTACCACCTACAGGTATGTACACCCAGAACATCCAGTAAAAGTCGTTAGTTCCCCAAAGGAAATTATCGTTAAACTCTTGTTCAATCCAAGTGTCAGTATCACCAACTCTTGCACAAGTCATTTCAGCGTTTGTATCAACTGCTTCGATGTGAATATTACCAGTGCCTTTAACCTCCATAGGAAACGGTTTCCCTGGTGATCTATCTATGATCGTAAGTTCACGAATTGAAACATTATCTATGGTTGTTGTCGCCGTGGAGTATAAGTTATTAGATTGTTGGTTGTTCGAGTTTTGTCTCCAGACCGCAACGGAGTTAGGATCATTCGCGCCTAGGTTACTCAAAGAGCCATGAATCACAAACTGAGGATCCGCCTGAGTGTTACCTGAACCAGTGTTTGGCTGAACGTGAGTGCTTAAATTTTGATTAACTAGAATGACTGATCTATTACTACCTACGCTTTGCTGAAGTGTTGCAATATAATACTTACCATATTCACGTTGTGCCGTAGCGGTTTGCGTCATATAAGGATCACCGTTATTCACTGACGAAGCAGTTCCGCCAGAGATAGTCCAGTTTGCTCCAGTACTCCAATCGCCTGCGTTTGAAAAGTTGCCACCTGTAACATACTCAGTAGAAGCAGAAAGAGTTGCCGTCGCTGAACCGTTTATAATGGACATAGAATTTGCGAATGGCATCCACCCAGTCATATAATCATCAGTTAATGTTAACTGGGATCCTTTCGCAAATGTGTGATCCGTAGGAGATCCTTTTTTGAATAAACACAGCGAAGTACCGTACCACCTGCGGCCAACAATGTCCTTGTACGCGACCATGTTTTTTATTGTGGCCGAAAATTTACCATAAGCAAGTCCGCTATGACCTAAGTAAGACAATCCATTATATTGAGTGTAAGGAGGAGCTACGGTATACCAGTTTGAGTTGTTATGGCCAGTGTAGTGAAATACTCCATCTCCATCAAATATACACTGGTACTCAGTATTGCCAGTAAAGCTAACGGCTTTTCCATCGTCGTTAATAATAGCACCGCCAAGTTGACCAGCGAACCCAAACGTAACCATTGGAAGTCCAGTGTCCTCGTTGATCGGAGCTCCTGGTCTAACGGTTACGGCGACTGACCTAATTCCTTGGCCAGGGATTTTGCCATAAAATGTATCAAGTGGATTTTGATCCGAGTTATATCTACCTCCTGAACTTTCGGTTAAATCATAGATCTGAGTGTTGTCGTTTCTATCACTTAATCTTCCTGGGACTTTATAGAATTGGTTATTAGCATTGCCATATCTAACCATCTCCCAGGCCTTTTCACTAATAAAGTTCCATATGAATCCGCCAGATTGCGTAGCTTCAGAGTTACCTACTACCACCCATCCGTTTTTACACGCAACTGAGTTTAGAGCCCAGGCAAAAAAGTTTGCTCTGCCTAATCCAAGTGAGTTAGACGACCAGTTGCTAGCTGCAGCGTATGCTGGGAAAGTAAACTTCATCCATACAGGAAAGTCAGGTTGATCGGCATCATAAATATCAAGCGTGTTTGATCCACTATTAATACTAAAAATAGCAACTGATGGAAACTCTTTACGGCTACCTCTTGAAGAAGTATTTAGTGGTTCGTTATACCAAGATGTATTATGACATCTTTTACGCCATGCTCCGCCATCCGAATCGTTAGTCGTGTCGTAAACGAAAAGGCGTGATGCGCCTTGGTCAAGACCTGTAGTTTTTTCAAATTGACTTAAGATAACAGCCATTACTCAATCTCCTCCAGGGCAAAGCGAAACCTTTTGCCGCTCTTATTATTTATGATGTACAAGTGTTCGTCACCCTCCTGAATAGTCCAGTTGCCCTTTGTGCCGTCCACAGAATTACCCTCGTCTCTCTTTTCGTTGCTTAAGTTCAAGTCTTGTGTATAGATGTTTTGCCAAGGCTGTGATGCTGAGCCCAGGTCTTGATTTGTATCCGCAGGCAGCATATGACCTTCGGCGGCAGTGATTCTAATTTTTTCAGTACCCTTAGGAGCAATGACAATATGACCACTTGCAGAGTTAGCACTTCTGAGCCTTGTAGCTGGTGTATTACTATTCGTGGACCCTACTGAAACACCAGCAATTCCTGAGATAGCGACATCCACCGTAAGAGCAGTGTTCATTTGAACATTACTTGATCCGTCGGCTCTTCCCAATGATACTGAGCTGTTATTTCCTGGCGTAGTACCAGGTGTCGCTGTGATAGTTACAGCAGCGGTGCCGCTAAGAGATAGGTTTGCATCGGAATCAAGATACAGTTTTTCTTTTTGTTCACTGGTGTGATTATTATCCCTCATAAAGAATGCAAATGCGCTATTTCCGCTTCTGTTATTCTTTAACGTGATCCTACCTGCAGCACCACCTCCGCTACCAGTACTGCGCATAAGAATAGAAACTTTACCATTCGTACTAGTGTTTTCTTCATTGAAAAGATAAAGAGCATCAGTACCTACAGAACTAAGTTCTGAAGCTTCAGTCGCTGAGTATTCCGTTGCATCATCAATGAAAATTGACTCAGTGTTGTACAGATAAAGTTGACCGTTAGACCTAAGAGTCATTTTGGTTGAAGGAACGTTTGTGCTATCACGAGTACCAAACTGCAAAGAAGCGTTTCTTAAGTTTGACGCCGTCCACGCGTCCTCTTTAACTGCTTTAATGTACGCTGCATCGTTTAGTCCTGATGCGTAACTTCTATAAAGTTGGAATAGTAAGCCTGCAGAATCACCTGCTGTATCAGCCGCGGCATAATCATTACCAATTGTGACGATATTATTATCAGCAGAATCATCATTAATAAACGATCCTTTTTCACCAATATAATCCCTGTCGCCATTGATAACAATATTACCAGCCATCTTAAAGTTTGCGGATGCCTCGATATCTCCTGCACCTGCGGTAGCACTTGCGTATGAAACACCAGCATAAACGTGTCTTACGTTAATACCCTGTGCGCCTGACCCAGAGGTACCATCAGTTCCGTCCAAAAAGCTAACAGGATTATCGTTGGATAATGTTACAAAGTATCCACGCTTAGCGCCATCAACAACGACTGTACCGTCCGCTACGCTGTATTTGCTAGCAGTGATACCTTTATTGAAGTCAAACTCATCGTCGGTAGAATCATATGTAAGTGTTGCACTTGCGCCGTCAATAGTGATGCCAGCACCGTCTGCTGCAGCTGCATTTGCTGCTCCCGATGCAAGAGTAATGTTAAGATCATCAATATCAACAGTCGTAGAGTTAATAGTCGTTGTAGTGCCATCTACCTGTAGGTCACCACGAATCACGACGAGTCCGTTAGTGGCTCCGTCGGTGTCTGGATCGTGAGGTGCCGGATCGATATAGAAAGTCGCTGGGCCGTTAAGTTCACCCGTCAGCGTAAGATCACCTAGTGTCTTACCGTTTTCCCAACGAGAGTTTGAACTGTTGTATACGAGTAGGTCCTTGTCCGCGATGGAGGTAATCTCAACATCGTGAACTTCGTCCATGTGATAACCGAGGCGAGAAGCGCGTACCGCAATAACACCGTTTGATCCATTGTTTGAGATAACGAACGCAATAGGGATGTCTTGATTCGGCGCGGATGGTTTCGTAAGCGTTAACTCACCCGCATACGTAGGAGATGCGTATAGTATAGAGCCATCAGTCCACGATTCTCCGCCAGTCGTTAGACCGCCGCTAGCATCGAGTCCACGAATGGAACCAAACTGCGAAACGTATCCAAACGCGCCGGTTGCGATATCCTCAGCGGCAACGCCGAGTACGAGTGATTCGTCGATCGTATTGTTTGCGATGTAGGGAGTGGCTTCGATCTTACCTGAGTTACCGACAGCGCCTGATGCATAAACGACGTCACCCTTAGTGATCGTTGCACCGGCCTTAACGTAAAAGTAATGATCCTGAGCGAGTCGTGCGTTGACGTTTGCGTCCAGTGTCAGGTCGACCGTCTCGAAGTCGGCGTCGTATGTAAACGTCCCTGATTCTGGATTCGCTGTGTCAGTGGTACCTACAATGAGGCCCTTCTTGACTCTAAAGTCTGATTGCGTCGCCATCTAGTTCCCTATCCCGTAGATGAAAATATTTTATATTCAATTCTATTTATCTATTTACATATCGCAAAAAATATGGTATAATTAATAGTCCGCTTGGCGGTGGGGGATATACTACGCAAATAATCTAACTGGAGTGCTTGGTGGATTATCTCTTCCATCCTTACCATCAAGAACAAAAGGCCATATTGAATCAGGCATTACGTCTCCATGAAGTAATAGATTAGCGTGATACCCATCAACGTCCTCAAAAATAGGAATTTCTAATCCATCACTATCAGTGTTTGATCCTATCTGTCTTTGATACGTTCCAATCACATCCAAAGAGTGGCCTGAGGTATAAAACTGTTGTTCTCTTGGGTTAATTACAGTACCATCATGATCGCTGAGTACTTCTTCAACAAGCCAACCCGCTTCTACGAGAGCTGCCTCAAAAGTTTCTTGATCCGTTGCTTTCAAAAAGAACATATTTTTCTCCTAATGTTTATGCATAAACGATATCTTGAATACCGTATGGTTGTCCGGTTGAGTCAGCCGATAGATTAGTAACTTCAAGTGAAAAGTCAAGTGTATAGTTTCCTGCCTGAGATCCAGTGCCATACATAAATAACGTCACTTGATCAACTCCGTTGTCAGCCGTGGATGGATCTGACAAATACGCATATTGTAAGTATTGAATTCCTGTTGAGCTATGACTCTCAATAATGTTCCTTGTCGTTGACCTATCAGTTGTTTTAACGACAACGTTGCTGGAGTTATAATCTCGTGATAATAGATATAATTCTCCGGTCAACATTGAGTATGCGCCATCCGCAGCGAATGCATACTTAATTGTTGTATATGCACCTCCACGATACGGTGACTTATACCAAAACTTTATTATTGGAATCGGTGTACCATTAAACGATCCACCTGTCCCAGGAGCAAATCTTTGACCCGTAATAAGAAGTTTAGTTGCTCCACTACGGCGGTCAGACATGTTGGTTGCTTTCCACTGCCCATTACCAATTCTTGCACACCTACCCTCTAAAAGTCTATTCCTACCATCAGTTGTTGTGAAAGTGGCGTCACCTGCTCCAGAGTCTGGATAGTTATTTCCTTGATATATGTAAAAAGGTTTGGATACTACTACTTCTTTAACTTTAATAGCCTCGGCATCTTGATAAGCCATTGATCCAAGATCGCCGTTTGTTGGCACTTGGTTTGGTAAATTACCTATGAGTTTATTCGTCATTATACCTTCACCATTTCTCTAAGAGTTTCTTCATCAGCCTCACCCGCCCAAAACGCAATTTTTTTGATCCATCCATTTCTTGACGGTTGACTTCCAGTAGAACTTCCAAGATAAAATTTATAGGGTTCGTTTGATCCATCTGAAAACGGAAGGCCTCCGTTCGATTCAATGGTTGATATTGGTCTTTGTAAGTACTCAACAAAATCAGGATCTCCAAGGTTACCGTCATACTTTGGAAGTGTTTCTTGAGACTGGTTATAATATATTATTAAGCTGTCGTAATTACCACTTGCTTGAGGAATATTACCATCAGCCCTTGAAAATCTTGTAGACGACTGAAATCCGTGGGTTGGGCCAACCGTTCCTGCACACTTAAAGTGGCGATACTCAACTGAATTTGAGTTTGACGGTTCTTGGCCTATCTCGTTCGTAAAATAAGTTGTTCCTGTATAAATTTGATGAGCCATTCTTCCAGATGATCCGCCCATACGAAGGCCTACGTATTCGTTAGTATTAGTGTCTAGCGACCAATAATAATAATTTGTGCCACCGTCCCTATACCAGAGCTGAATTCCTTCGGTAAAATATGTAAAACCGGTATCAGTATAAGGTAACCGAATAGATCCCCAATCGTTTTGAGAAGCAGCGCCATACCTACTATTTGTAGTAAGAAAAGAGTTTTCTGTTGAGGTGTTTGCACTTCGCGTTAAGGCAGCGCCGCCTGTTCTAATCAAAGGAGAAGGCGTTGGTCCTTCCTCAAGCTGGCATCCCCAAACATAAAGAGATTCATTTCCTGTTGCTGTAAAGGTAGTAGAGGCCGTATTACTGCTAACATATATTCTCCAGTCGTTGCTCGTGGTACCACCAGCACCGGCCGCGTTATTTATAGTTGTGTGTACTCTATACCAGCCGTTAGGATATTCTTTGATACCCCAGTCAATCAAAGCAGACGTTCCCGTCCCGTTTGTTCTAAGTACGGTATGAGGTTTACCCGTTGATAAGTTCCACGTACTATTAGTTCCTGTGTTATCACAATCAATATGAAAAAACGTGTTATAACCGTTATCAACAGGCTTAACAAAAATTGAAAAACAATGAGTGTTATTATAAACCGGATTTGTATTAGAGGCCATGCGATGCGTTGTACTTGACGTATCAGCAACAATCTTAGTGGCAGTATAAGTTCCATCAGGAGCTCTGGTTTCAGTTGTGTTAAGTGTCTGTGTAAGCCCTTGGTTAATTGTAAATCTTGGATTAACGCCAGTGTCGTGCCCAGGAATATAATGCGTCAAACGATTAACACGAGTATTCATTTGCGGAAGACCGATAGGCTCCAACGTCGTTGGGTCATGATCACATATTGCGTCATTAGGAGGTGCCCATCTGTATAGGCCGTTCCTATCAACGTATCCCATCTCTCCAAAAGAAGTATAACCAATAAACCCTGGGTTAGTTCCACCGTTAGCAAAATCCATCATCATTATTGGCTGAGTAGTAGGACCTCTCTTAAAAGACATTCCTGGTGTTGAGGTAAGTTCTTTTATCTGAGCTTTTTTAACACTTACTGCATCAGTGTTCTGATAAGCCATTGAGCCAAGATCTGAATTCGTTGGCGCCTGATTTGCTTTTGTTCCAAAAATATTTTCTGTCATTACTAATCCTCTGTCAGCGCATGAAGTGTGTAAATGTCATGGTACTTTCTCCAGTACGCAAACTTACGAATTGTTCTAATCTCATCATCAGAACCAAACCATAGATGGTCGATATCATTTTCTAACGGTACCGTTGTTGCGCTATCACCTGAGTTAGACGCTTGATAACCATCATATGTGTAGTCAGCTCTAGTGCCATTGTAAGAAAGACCAATTTTATTAAATTGCGCAGTAGCCGTGTTTCCACCAATCGCAAGGTTCGTAGTAAATCCGCCGGCTGAGGAATTAATCCTTGCAGCCAACCCACTAGAGTATCTATCAATATTTATAAAGTTATCTCCAGCTGTCCCTGATGCTGCTATAGCTGTTCTGTCATCAAACCTTACGATAACCTCACCTGAGGCATTACTAGTGTTACCAGTAAATGCATCAATCAACATAGTGCCACCATCCTCGCTATATATCGCTGTGTCTTTTTCGTGACTTAGTTCCATGTATGCTAGATCAAGATTACGTGTTCTTGCTTCATGTTGTGTTGGGATATAAGAAGTTGGAAAATCACCTCGTTCGAGTTGCACACCCCATATGTATTGATACGTTGTGCTACCATCACCTGCTACTTGGTCGGCTCGAAAAGGATGAAAAGTAAAACCAATCGCTTGACCTCCTGTTTGGAGCCGTACACCAAGTCTATACCAACCGTTTCCAACATACTGTGAAAATTTAGTAGTACTGTCGACACCAGGATATGGTTCATCGGTTTCAAAACTGCCACCGCTTAGCTGAGAAGCTGAAAAACTAGTGTTTTGCCAAGAATACGTACTATCAAGCCATTGAATGAACCATGTCCCTGGATTATCAGGGTTATTTTTTCCGTACCAAGTAACCCAAACATATCCTGAAGAAACGGTAGCTGTGGTAAAGCCTATTGTTTGATACGCTGCATCAGTTCCACGAATAACCTTAGCTGCAGTATAATCGCCAGCAGGACTTAATGTTTCAGTAGTATTTTCAATGATACTGGCTCCTCCACTTTCATCCCATTCGCCTGAAGAAATATTTGGTAGTTCGTTTGTACGAGATGGCTCAAGTAAAAGCCCAAGTCTTTCTCCAGTCTTTTTGTGATGATCAAATCTAGGTTGATTATAATCAACAATCTTAACTCTGCCGTCCTCGTCGGTATAACTTGCCTTTGATGCTCTTACAAAGGTCATCCTTGGATCCATCATACTTGAGTTAGCAAAATCAAGTAAAAGCGCAGGTTTAGTTGTTGGAAGAAGATTTTTACCTTTTAGCGCTCCATTATTCTGCACACCAAACAAGGTATCAGCATTATTTTCTACTTGTAATACATTAACGTCCGGAATTCCAACGCCACGACCACTTGCGACTACTCTTAGTGCTTTACCTTCACCGGATTGACCGCCATCATTAAAAGCTCCAACGGCATACGAGGTATCTCTCTTATCAACCTCTAACTTACGAGCGCTACCAATGACGATTGCCATTGCGTTAACACCATCAGAACCATCATGGAGAGTTTGGAAGTGTAAGTTATCACCTGACCCTGCTCTACGGCCAATCTGTTGGAACGTATTCCAAGATGCTCCGCCGTCGGCCTCATCAACGATGTGAAGGTTAGTACTTGGGTCGTTGTTGTTGATACCTACATAGAGCTGAGCACCGTTTGCGGTTTCTTCTTTTAATGTAAGAATTGGGTAATCGGCATTATTTGAAGATCTTAACTCAAAGTGAGCAATTGATCTGTTTGATACTTGGCGGCCTGCTTTAATCGCAAGACCTCTGTCATTATCATAATGACCAATTCTTACAACCGCACCAGTATTGTCATCATCACTACCTGCAACAAAGTGCGCTGTTTCATGCCAACCGGATCCCGTGGTTGCTCCCACGACTGCAAGTTTCGTTGCTCCACCTGTAACATCTGGGGCATAGTTATCAACAGGATCCGTGGTACCAATACCAATATTGCCAGATTTTACAATACGCATAACCTCACTAGGCGCACTGCCTTGATTTTCAACGACAAATGCTAGATCGGTTCCGGTGCCATTAGTTATAGATACGATACGTGAAACGGCTTTTGAAGCGTTACGATTTCTAAAAAGAATCTGACTAAAAGTGTCGTTAGTGTCAGATAAATTCTGGATTGCAAGTGTCGCACCGTCTCCTGCTTGCCCGCTCGTATCAGTATCATCAAAGACCGTGCTTCCAGTCTGTTCTATTTCAATATGTGACTGTGGATCTTCAGTGCCGATACCAACATTGCCATTGTTTTTTACAGTTAGCCTTACAGCGCTAGCAGAATAATCATAGAGCCTATAATTTGGTTGGCCTTCAGTTGCGAACCAAACCCAATCGTTTGTTCCTGCAGTTGACCTATGTCCAGCACTTGTTCCCGTACCACCAGTTTCTGCTAGTATATAAGCAGTGCTAGGATCATAGACGTGTAATCTTTGAGAAGGGACAAAAGCGTCTGTTCTAAGATTATCGGCTATAAGAGTATTTCCACCGACTAGTCTAATCGTTTGTGCATCAACGGTTAATGGCTTATATTGACTGTTATCTCTGTCATAAGGTATCAGGTAAGCGCCTTCACCTTGTGTTCTTCCACTAGTCACGTAATGAATTTCTAAACTTGTGCCATCCGTTGGACTAGTGGCTGCCCCTGAAGAAATTACTCTAGTGTAATTTGCATCTAGTGCTTTATTAAATACAAACTTATCGTCAGTTGATGAATATGTTAAAGTTGCACTTGCGCCATCAATCGTGATACCAGCGCCATCTGCCGTTGCGGAATCAGCTGCACCTGATGCAAGAACAATATTCAAATCGTCAACGGTCAGTGTCGTTGAGTTGATCGTTGTGGTAGCACCGTCTACGATTAGGTCGCCGCGAATACGAACGGTACCCGCTGCGGATCCTGCTGATGATCCATCTGAATCCGTTTCGTATGTTGACGGATCGATGTAGAAAAGAGAAGGACCTTTAAGAGTTCCAGTGGTTTTGACGTCGCCATTGACATCGATCCCATAAGTTCCAACAACTAAAATCTCACCGTCGGTATTACCTGATGGCCCAATCCTAATTTTCTTTTGGCTAGTGTTTGCCCAGATTGCTGGATCACCGTTTGTGAATCCACTACCCCACTCAAAGTTGTATCCACCCGTAAGTCTAAAGTTTGCAGTGGTTGCACTGATAGCAGTATCGCTAATCGTTAACTTAGTCGTCGTAGCGTTATCATCAATGCCAGTGGATGTCGCAGCGTTTACTGTTATGTCGTTGGCAATCGTGACCGCACCGGTTGAGTCATCAACGGTTAGATCTGTACCGAATTGTCCGAGCTCTAGTGCCTTAGTCGTTGCCATCTATTCTACCTTACTGATTTGCTTCGTAGTGATCAATCACTGGTTGAGGAGTTGCATCAATGACTGCCTGTGCAGCTGCGCGTGCCTCATCGTCTCTTACGATTTGTGGATTCGGTACTTCGGTTTCAACATGATTTCCATCTGAATCCATGGACAGCTCTGCAACGGTAGCAGGAAGCGGATCAATACCAACCGTAGTCACTACGTCTTCTTGAACGATATCCTTCATCACAACTTGACCATCTGAATCGTATGAATACGTTCCGTCTGAGTCAACAACAGGTTCTTGTCCTACGACAACATCCTCGATAACTTCTTCTTGGCCATCGGCAAGT